TTGCAGAAAGCTAATAGAGTCAATGGAACTACAGAGCTACAACACTAAGGGTGAACCAGATAAAGAGTCTGGATATGACCATATGGCTGATGCTGTGGGTTATTTAATCTGGAGGGAGTTCAATCCATTATTTGCTCGTGCGGGCAGACCGACAGGGATTAGAATATATTAAGAACATGATAGTATTGAGGCAAAACTGTGTATAGCTCACTAAATATTTACAACCAGCCTGTAACAGTAGCTCCTACAACAGTTGCAAGCCCAAATGCAGCCTATCAAAGGATGGCTAATTTCTGGGATCTGATAGCAGACTTAAAAGAAGGGACATATAAGATCAGGAGTGAGCATAGAAAATATTTAAACCAAGAACCCAGAGAGACAGATGACTCATATGACACAAGACTTGCTAGATCCACTGTTGTTCCTTATTTGCAGCGTATTGAAAAGATGCTATCTGGAATGTTGGTCAGGAAGCCCATAAGATTAGATGATGTTAGTGATTTAGTTAGAGAGCAGCTATTTGATGTTGACCTTGAGGGTAATGATCTAAATATATTTTTATACAATGTTGCAAGAGTAGCTATTTCTTTTGGTCATGTAGGAGTATTGGTAGATGCACCGAAGGATGGCGACAAGACCAGACCATACTGGGTGACTTACAGTCCAAAGGACATACTAGGATTTAGAAGCGAAATCATAGATGGGTCAAGGCAACTCACACAAGTAAGGTTATTGGAACAGGTTGTTGAGCCAGACGGAAAGTATGGTGACAAGATAATTAAACAGATCAGGGTTTTGGAAAGGGGTAGATATGAGATTCACAGGAAAGATGAGAAAAAGGGAGAATATAAATTATTTGATGAAGGTGAAATGAGCCTTAAGGACAAGATTCCATTCTCGATTGCTTATTCCAACAGGGTTGGATACTTTGAAAGCCGTTCTCCTTTATATGACATTGCAGAACTAAACCTTAAGCATTACCAGATTCAGAGTGACTTAGACAATATCTTGCACATTAGTTCTGTTCCATTGCTTGCAGTCTTTGGCTATCCAAATGCAGATGAAATAACAAGTGGCCCTAATGAAGCATTATCATTACCACCTGAGTCTCGCATGGAATATATCAGCCCTTCTGGTGATAGCTATGACAGCCAGTTCACAAGATTGAAAGATATTGCAGAGCAGATCAATACTTTGTCATTAGCTGCGGTATTAGGACAGAAGTTAGTTGGCGAAACAGCAGAGGCCAAGCGGATAGACAGATCACAGAATGACAGCACAATGATGGTGATTGCACAGCAGATGCAAGACTTGATTGATAACTGCCTTAGATTTCATAGTGAATATCTCAATGAACCTAATGCTGGTAGTAGTTTTGTTAATAGAGACTTTGTTTCTGCGAGATTAGCACCACAGGAGATAACCAGTTTACTTACATTGTTTACTGCTGGAACTATTAGTCAGGAGACTTTATTGAATCAGCTAAGTACTGGTGAGGTGTTAGGTGATGACTTCGATGTCGAGGAAGAGATAGAAAGCACACAACAGGGAGGATTAACAGAGGTAGAGCCACCAGAAGAACCTGACGAAGAACCTGAGGAGGAGGAAGAGGGAGAAGAATGATAAATGAGTATTCCAGAGGTATTTTTTAGGGAGACTATTGATCTTAACAGGTACAGTAATGCTGTAGCTACAGAGTTCCAGACTACTTATAACGATGTAATTTTAACGGCTGCAAGAAAACTTAAAAGGTTAAATATAAGACAGGCCGAAGCTGGGGCAGGGGTTGTTATCGCACCACAGACTAGGAAAAGACTTAGGGCAATAATCCAGCAGTCAAAGATAAGCTTAGATATGTGGTCAAGAGAAACCACAAAAAAGATGATAAAGGAGATTGAAGGTTTAGCTGATGTACAGGCTGGGTTTATAGAGAATGAACTTAAGAAGGTTGTTAAATCAGGCAGTGTTCCAATAAATTCTGTTGCTGTTAGTCCTAAGTATGCAAAATCTTTCGTGACAACAGATCCTACAAGAACAAATATATTTACCAGCAAAGAGTTTACTGTTGATGATTTTAAAAAATATGGCTCTGGCACATTTGAACTTACCGCAAGACAAGGAGCCATGCAGACCTTACCTAATGGAGTCACAGTTGAGAAAGCTTTTAGGGGAATAGCAGAAAGCCAGAAGGATGCTTTGACAAGGCATATAAGGCAAGGGGTGTTCAGTGGTGAATCAACTCAAGAGATTGCAAGACGAATGATAGGCAAATTAGAGTTTGGACAAAAGGCTTTAGGTTCTAGGCAAAAAGCAATGGCTGGTGGAGAACTTACTAAGCTTGCTAATCATCAAATAAGAACCATTGTCAGAACTTCTGTTAATCAAGTCCAGAACCAAGCATCACAGGCTGTTTATGCAGCTAACAGTAAGGTTGCTCCTAAATATCAATATGTTGCAACGCTTGATAGTAGAACAAGTGTAGTTTGCAGGGATCTTGATGGTAAGACCTTTGCATATAACAGAGGCCCTACACCACCACAGCATTTCAACTGTAGATCCACTACTGTACCTGTTGTTGATTATGAAGGACTAAGCAAACAAAAAGGATTTGAAGGTCTGAAACCGCCACCAGTAGGCAAGGTTGTAACTCGACCCAGTGCCACAGGCAGAGTTCCACAAGATATGACTTATGGTGAATGGTTGTTAAAGCAAGATAAAAAGCTACAGGTTAAAACTTTAGGTAATCCAAAAAAAGTAAGTTATTTTAAAAAACTTGCAAAAAAAGAAGGATCAGGACAAAAGGCAATTAAGAAATTAGTAAGGGATGATGACAGCGAAAGAAGTCTGAAAGATTTACAGAGGATCTATGGCAAGCCTACAAATATTAAACCAAAACCAAAACCAAAACCAAAAGTAGTTGTAGGAACTGCTAAAGCATCTGATTTTGTTAAGTCAAAACCTCTCAAAAAGCTTACTGAAAAAGAGTTGTTGACTGATCTTAAAAAGTTTAGAGAGCATGAAATAAAAATACAAACAGCAAGAGGTGTTAAGAATCCTTATACAGGGCCAATAGATTTTAAAATTAAATCTTTAGAGCAAGGCTTAAGCATAGAAAAAGTAATTGATAAAGGCTCACCCATGTACAATGATTATCTATTCTGGAAGCAAGGATTTAATAAAAGACCCACTAGAGTTAAAAATGTTCAAGCTTTAATGGATAGAAAAGATTTAGTTAAAGGTGCTGATGGTGAAAACCTTGTTCTTTATAGGGGAGTTTCTGACGATAGATGGAATGACCAGTTTAAGGGTATAGGAAAAGGAGGTGATACTTATTTTGCTGGTGAGGGTATTTATGGTAATGGAAGTTATGCCGCTGCTAGAAATTTTCATGGAACGAAAGCAAGTTTATCAAAGAGTACAAAAAATGCTATTGAAATAGCTGAAAATTATACGCAGAGCAATGCCTTTGCCCCAGCATTATCTGTTGCTGAAAAGCAAAAAAGAATTACTGCATTTGGATTAAAAAAAGATGCAAACTTCAAAACTTGGAAAAAAGGTTCAAGTACAAAAAATTTAAAATATGAACACGCATTTCCAGACTCAGATTGGTATAAGCAAACCTTTCAGAAATGGGAAGATGAAACGATGGCTAAAGCACAAAAACTTACAGGCTACAAAATTGATACAGTAGGAGAAGCTTGTAGTATTTTAGGTATTGATGGGTATCAAGTGCCGTTGCCTTTAGTAGATAAGTTAAAAGAAGGTGGTGCTGAATTAATAAACTTTGATGCTGATTATTGGGTAATACTTAATAGATCAGCTATAGTGGTAAGTGATACAGTAAAACTATGATTAACAATGATGTTTTCTTTTCAAGAGAGCTTGCACAGTTAATGACAACTTTGCACTTGGATATTAAGGAAAGAAGAAAATGTATTGAAGAAGCCTCTAAAGCAAAGGATTTTGAATCTTTTGTTAAAGATATTAATGAGGGCAAAATCTCTTTTAGTAAGTAGTTGACAGGTTGAGGAAGAGGTTATATTATATTTATTAGATACAAACTTTCGCAATGAACAATTTTTTTACAACTTTCTTTAACGAAAAAAATTTAGACTTTCAATATTACACAGTTAATTCACCAAACGGAACTCCAAACCTAATCCCATCAACTGTTGTTATTGATGCAATCAAGCATACAAAAGGACAAGAGGCTGTAAAGATTAAAGATATGTTGATTAAGATTGATTTCTTTAATGGCGATATTCACAATTATTTGCAACACTTAGCTCAAGCACTAGCAAAGGATTTAGATTTCTAATGCCACTAAAAAAAGGCAAATCACAAAAGTCTATTTCTGGTAACATTCGTTTGCTTATGAAAGAAGGCAAGACATTAAAACAAGCACAGGCAATAGCTTTATCAACTGCTAAAAAACGTAAAAAGAAGTAAGATATATTCAGCTACTTATTTTCCTATGTACGGCACACCTAAGAAAAAAAAGAAAGTAAAGAAGGGAGGTAAAAAATAATGGGATATACATTTAAAGTCCAGACTTATGATGAGTCAAAGCCAAAGGTTGAAAACTGTGAAGTAAAGCCTAAAGCTACAAAAAAGAAATCTAAGAAGTGACTAAAAAACTAAGACGAGTTCCAAAGGACAAGAAAACAGGAGTTCCCAAAAAATACCTGTCTGGTTCTAAAAACAAGTCTGCGAAAGCTGCTGAAATAAAACGAACTGCCGAAGCTTATAGAAAAGGCGAGTATATTGATATAAAAGCTGTCCAAAAATCAAGGGTTGCCCAAGATGTCACAAAGAAAAAGAAGAAAACCACTCAGCGAAAGCGTAAAAAACGCACTTAAAAAAAAGGCTGATGGCACAAGGTTTTACTATGGCGAACTTGCAGAAGTTTACCGCAAAGGACAGGGAGCATATTTATCTGGAGGTTCAAGAAATACAACCATGCAAGCTTGGTCT